CCAAGCTCGCCAGCAGCGGAAACAACGCCAATCTCGCCAGCAGCGGTGACTACGCCAAGCTCGCCAGCAGCGGTGACTACGCCAATCTCGCCAGCAGCGGTGACTACGCCAAGCTCGCCAGCAGCGGTTACAACGCCAATCTCGCCAGCAGCGGTGACTACGCCAAGCTCGCCAGCAGCGGTGACTACGCCAAGCTCGCCAGCAGCGGAAACAACAATGTTGTAATGTCGGCGGGCATTGACGGAAAAGTTAAAGCCGCAATTGGAAACTGGATCGCGATTGCCGAATGGCAAATTCGCGGTGGGCATTTCGTCCCTGTCGGCATCGTATCGGCACAGGTGGACGGCGAAAAAGTCAAAGCGGACACTTGGTACAAGTGCGAAAACGGACAGCTCATGGAGGCGGAGGAGGAGTAATTTATGCTTAAAGCACAGTTTATCGTATTTTTCGCCCGCCTGCTTGAAAGACTGGGCATGGTGCTTGCGTATGCGCTGGCGGTTGGCGTGGTCGGTGCGGCGCTGCTGCTGGTGTGCTGCATCCTCGCGGAAATGGACAAGGAGGGGAAGAAGGATGTGTGATATATGCCACAGTTTCCCATGCTTGAGTGGTTGTCCGAACGCCGAAGCTGATGTCCCTGTATGTCAGTGCAGCAGATGCAAGACGGCGATCTACGAGGGCGACAAAATCGCGGAGATCGGCAACAAGATTTTGTGCGAGGATTGCGCCGACAGCATCAGCACGACAGAGTGGCTTGAGCTGCTCGGCACCGGATGGACGTTTGCGGAGGCAGTCTGAAAATGAAAGAAATCTACACCGTGTACAAGGACACGCGCAACATGAGCCGCGCAGAATGGCTCGCGGCTCGAAAAGCCGGAATCGGTGGTAGCGACGCAGCCGCGATCATCGGCTTGAACCCGTTCTCATCGCCGCTCACGGTCTGGGCGGATAAGACCAGCACGGACGAGCCGCAGGAAGATAGCGAGAGCGAGGCGATCTGGCTCGGAAACGTGCTGGAAGACCACGTAGCGAGGCGATACGCCGAAGAGAGCGGTCTGAACATCGTCAGATGCAATCAGATGATGCAGAGCATCGAGCATCCCTACATGCTGGCGAACATCGACCGCCGCGTCAAGGGTAAGCGGATCGGCGTTGAAATCAAGACAACATCATCTTTTTCAAAGACCGATTTCGCAGGTGGAGACGTCAATCCCTGGTACTACGCACAGTGCATGCATTACCTCGCAGTAACGGGATGGGATGAGTGGAAGCTCGTTGTACTGGTCATCGGTCGCGGGATGTATACATATAGCTTCAAGCGCAAGGGGAACGAAGACCAGATCAAGGCACTGATTTCCGCCGAGGAATTTTTCTGGCGCGAGTATGTCGAGCAAGGCAAGTGTCCACCCGTGGACGGAAGCAAGGCGGCAGACGAAATCCTAGCCAAGCGCTATCCCGTATCTGACGGCTCGACCATCACGCTTGACTGCGACGATGCAATCAGCCAATACATGACGCTGACGAGCAAAATCAAAGAGCTTGAGGGAGATAAAGCCCTGTATGAGCAGCGCATCAAGGAGTGTATGGGCGAATCTGAGCGCGGAGAAAGCGCGAATTACATCGTAAGCTGGAAAAACAGCAGTCCGCGAAAGACCATCGACACCAAGCGGCTCACGGAAGAGCACCCCGAAATCGTTGACAGATACATCAAGATTGGCGCACCTACGCGCCGATTCACAGTCAAGGAGGCATAAAAGATGGAAAGACAAGCAAGGAATACGGCGGGAATTATCACAAACGCAACCGCCAGCCGCGCACCCGTCGCGGCGGCCACGACCGCACCCGTCGCAGCGCGAACCGTCAACCAAATTCTGAACGGCATGTTCGACTCCGAGGGCTACAAAAAACGCCTGAACGATCTGCTGGGTGATCGGGCGCCGCAATTTATCTCGGCGGTCATTACGCTTTGCAACGCGGATGCAAACTTGACGGCGGCGGTTCGTCAAGCCCCTCAGACGGTCATTCAGGCGGCGCTCAAAGCCGCAAGTTATGACCTCCCGGTCGATAACGCGCTCGGTTTCGCCTACATTGTGCCGTTCAACAACAGCAAAAAGACGGACGATGGAAACTGGATCAAGATTCCGGAAGCGCAGTTTATTCTTGGTTACAAGGGCATGATTCAGCTTGCACTTAGAACCGGAGCATACAAGCGGCTGAACGTCATGGATGTGCGTGAGGGAGAGCTGATCTCCTGCGATAGATTGACCGAAGACTTCGAGTTCCGCTGGGAACAGGACGAGGCGGAGCGCGAGAAACTGCCGATCATCGGCTATGTCGGCTATTATCGCCTTGTAAACGGCACGGAAAAGACGGTATACATGAGCGTTCAGCAGATTGAAGCCCACGAGGCGAAGAACCGCAAGGGAAAGAATCAGGGCAAAGGCTGGCGCGACGACTGGGACGCTATGGCGCGGAAAACCGTCATGCGCCGCTTGCTCGGACGCTGGGGCGTTATGTCCATCGACTACAAGAGCGCATCTCCCGCCGCACTGAAAGCGGCGCACGATATAAGCACAGGGATGGTCGATGATGAATCCCCACTGCCTGATGGCATCGTAGACGTAACGGACACGGGAGCGGCGCATGACGCGCCGGAGAACGCGCCCGAAGACAAGGAACAATAAAAACCGCAAGGGCTAAACCCTTGCGCATGGTGCGCAGCTCAGGAGAGCAGCTTCAAGGCGGCAAGCAGCGCCAAGAAGAAGGGGCGGGTCGATACCGCCGTGCGCCAAGCAGAAGAAGTTTTGGTAAGTCAAGCACGAAGAAACTGCTTGAAACGGTGAAAGCTCCAACAGAAGGGAGGATGGCGGAGCAAGGGCAAATTATGATCATACTGGCTGCTCGGAAAGACGGGCACCGCACATTTCATTTCTGGCGCTTCGGAAAGACCGCACACCATTTTTTCTGGCAGCCGGAAAGACGGCAAATAAAAGACGTTTCACAGACAGCCTAGCCGCCGGGGTAAAACGGCGGCACTTATGGCAAGCATGGAAGGCATCGCGCGGGTGCAACACCCTCCCTATTCGTCAAGGTTTCTTCCTTTCCTTCCCTCCTCATACAAAATTAACGCGAAGCACCTTGCCCACGCGCCCGGTTCAATTCCGGGGCTTGCCGCCATTTACTTTAAGTAGAAAGGGGAAAAAGAATGCTGGATTATCTGAAGGTCTTCCCAGACATCGAAGTTCTTCTCAAACGATATGATGACGCACAGCGCGGACGGCTTTTTATGGCCATGATGGCCTATGCCTACCGTGGCGAGTTGCCGACGTTTGGCGAGAACGCGCCGGAATGGTATGTCTGGGACACGCTTCAATTCAAAATCGACCAGTGCGCTGAATCCTTGGAAGCAAAGAAAGCAAGCGGGAAGAAAGGCGGAAGTGCCAAGCAACCGGAAGCAGACGAAAGCAACGTCAAGCAGACGGAAACAAACGCAAGCACGTTGAAGCAAAGCCAAGCAAAGCCAAGCAAAGCCAAGCAACCGGAAGCAGACGAAAGCAGCACCAAGCAAAACGCGTATATACAAGAACAAGAACAAGTAAAAGAACAAGAAAAGAATATTGGTGGTGGTTACGTAACCCCAAACCCCTACGACGACGTGACGGACGACGAACTGCGGCGAATGCGGGAAGAACAGGCAGACGTGGAGGCTGCTGCAAAGCGCATGGGTTTGCCCGCCAGTGCTTCGGGCGACTTTGACGCGATGGACAGACTCAGGGCTGATTACGGAGCTGAAAATCTGCTGAAAGCCATAAACAAAACTCAAGGAGCGACAGAAAAAAGCCGATGTTGGCGGTATGTTGAGGGCATTCTTCGCAAGGAGAAAGAGCGAGGATACACGTGGGCGGAAAAGCCGCCTGACAGCGTGGGAGGAATGAGCTATGGACGATCCGTACCAAAGTCTCACCAAAGAGATCTCTGAACGCGAATTCTGCGGCGCAATCATCAAGGGCGGCACAAAGGCAAGCGATTCCGGGCTTAAAGCCGAATGGTTCACAATCCCGTTCTGCCGACGAATTTTTGAGGCCGCGCTTGCGCTTGAGAGGCAAGGTCGTCCATGCGATATCCCGACGCTTGAAGGCGTGATTTCTGACGACGACCTTGAACAGGCTATCGTCGTCGCAACGGAGACCGTCACAACGGCACTTGCCGAACAGCAAGCGCGGAATATCCGGGAAGCGGCAATGCGGAAAGCGCTTATCAAGACGTGTCTGGATACAGTCAAGAGCGCGAACGATGGCGAGATATCCACGTCAGAACTGCTTAACGGCGCCGTGGTGCGCTTGAACGAACTTGGCGGACAAACAGACGACGGAGACATTATCAGCGGCACAGACGCGCTTTGCGGCTTTTATACACGGCTCACGAGTGGAGCGGTTGAACCCATCGCAAAGACAGGGTTTCCGAAGCTCGATCAATCCTTGCTGATTGCGGGAGGGAAGCTGATTGTTGTCGGCGCACGGCCTTCCGTCGGCAAGTCTGCGCTCCTGCTACATATGGCCGTTCGAGCGCTGGACGCAGGCAGAAGAATCCTGTTGGTATCTTGCGAGATGGGCGCGGACGAGGTCGTCGGGCGTGTTGTGGCGCAGAAAAGCGGCGTCTCAGTGGACAAAATCGAACGCCACAACCTGACGGAAGACGAGATCATCAAAGTCGCTGACAGCTTTGCAGAAATCCCGTCAGAGAGGTTCTGCATCAGCGAACGGGCGCGAACTGTGCAGGATATCCGCCGAATGGCGCTGAGGACGCGGGCACATGGCGGGCTTGATTTGATCGTGGCTGATTACTTGCAGCTGCTTGATGCAGGGCAGAAGACAAACAACCGCGCGGAAGCAGTCGGAGTTGTCACAAGAGGGCTAAAGGCTCTTGCGATGGAGCTAAAAATCCCGGTTTTGACCGCTTCACAGCTCAACCGCGCGAGCGAGCGGAACGACGAGCCGAAACTGTCAGACCTCCGCGAATCCGGCAGTATCGAGCAGGACGCAGACGCGGTACTCCTGCTGCATGCGCCGAACGACAAGGACGACCCGGAAAGAAAGCTGTTTCTGGACAAAAATCGGGGCGGTCGATGCGGAAGGATTACGCTGTATTTTGACGGCGCAACGATGCGATTCACGGAAATGCAAGGAGGTTAAGCATGAACGATGTAACGATTTTTCGCAAGGACGAGTTCGGCGCGGTGCGTGCTGTGACACTGGAAGGCGAACCGTGGTTTGTGGCGGCAGATGTGTGCAGGGCGCTGGGACTGGGGAACAGCAGCGATGTTATCAAGCGTTTGGATGAGGATGAACGCACCCTAGTTTCAATCGAGGGTGCGAGCAACGGGCTTCCCGTGAATGCAATTAACGAACCGGGGCTTTACGCTTTGATTCTTGGTAGCCGCAAGCCCGAAGCGAAAGCCTTCAAGCGCTGGATTACCCATGAGGTTATTCCGGAGATCCGCAAGACGGGCGGGTATATCGCCGGACAGGAGACGATGGACGACGACCAGCTTCTGGCAAACGCGCTGATGGTTGCGCAGCGGAAGATTGACGAGCGGAACAAACAGCTCGAAGCGGTGAACGAAAAGATTAAAGCAGACGCGCCGAAGGTTCTGTTTGCCGAAACCGTGGAGAAAGCGGAAACCTGTATCTCAATCGGGACGCTGGCCAAAATTCTGAATCAGGCGGGGCTAGATATCGGAGAAAGACGACTGTTTGAAAGGCTAAGAAACGACAAATGGCTGAACTCAAAAGGCCGAAGCTGGAACGTCCCGTCACAGAAAAGCATGGATATGGGGTTGATGCGGGTGCATGAGAGTACGATTTCCAGAAGCAGCGGTATCCAGATCAACAAAACACCGCTAATCACCGGGAAAGGACAGCGGTTTTTCCTTGATTTGTACGCGCCGAAAGCGACGCAGGAGAGACTGCCGATATGAGCAGGAAAAGCAAAATGCCGAGAGGGGCGCTTGATCAAGTATTAACCTCCAGAACTTGCCCCATGTGCGGCACTAAGTTTGTGACAGCATACCCGATGATCTATGCCTATAAGATTACTGACAAAAAAGGAAAATGTAAGTATTTTTGTCGGTACACCTGCATGAGGACGTTTCAAAGGCAGCAGTGGGAGGCGAAGAAAGAGTGAGAAACACAACGCCGACTGAATCCGAAGAGCAGCAGACCCTCTTTCGCTGGGCGGCGATGCAATGCGGGAAGTACCCGGAATTGGCGCTGATGTTTCACATTCCCAACGAGGGAAAGCGAAGCTGGATGACGGGCGGCAGAATGAAAGCTGAGGGGCTGAAAAGCGGAGTGCCTGACATCTTCCTGCCCGTCCCGCGCGGAGAGTTTCACGGACTTTTTATTGAGATGAAGCGCACAAATGGCGGAACGGTCAGCGATTGCCAAAAACTATGGCTGCATGACTTGCAAAAACAAGGCTATTGCGCGGCGGTGTGCCGGGGATGGTGCGAAGCTGCGGAATGTATAAAAAAATACTTGGGAGGATCGAAAAAGTGAAGAACCTTGAAAAAAATCAAAAATACGGAGAAGAAAAGGAGAATGGCTGTGAATAAGGCTTTTCTGATCGGCAATTTGACGAAAGACCCGGAGATGCGATCCACGCAGTCCGGCGTTGCGGTCTGCAACTTCAGCATCGCGGTCAATCGCCGCTTTCGCAACGCGCAGACCGGCCAGCAGGAAACGGATTTTCTGAACGTCATCGCGTGGCGGCAGTTGGCCGAGCTGTGCGGCAAGTATCTTGCCAAGGGGCGCAAAGTGGCCGTGACGGGCAGCATCCAGACGAGGCAGTACGAGGCGAAGGACGGAAGCAAGCGGACGGCTTGGGATATCGTCGCCGACGAGGTGGAGTTCCTGGCGCCGCAGAACCAGCAGAGAAGCACACAGAGCGCGCCGGGGGCATACACGACGGCGGCGAGCAAAGACAGCGGGACGGCCTATGCGCCGCAACCACACAACGATTTTGGCGGGTTCACGCAAGTGGACGACGAAGAATTGCCGTTTTGATGGAGGGAAAGAGCATGCTGAACGAATTGCGCGATGAAATCTACGATGACGCGGTGAAACATGGGCTGTGGGATGAAATGCTTATTTGGAAGCTGATAGCAACAAATGAGGATTTCCGAAAAAGCGGCATAGCTGACATGATTACTTGCGCAAGCGGAGATGAAACCCGAAAGAACGCGATTGTTGCTTTGTTCCTTACGATGGAACTTCGCGAGCTTATTTTTGCGGTAGACGACGTGAATCATTTTCGCGAGAAGCTGGCGGACGTTATCATCACAGCACTGTCCGCCGCCGGGTATCTGGGCATCGACATTGACAAGGCGGTGCGGGAGAAGATGGAGATCAACCGATGGAGAGAGTGGAGGCACGGGAAATGAAGGTGCTTATAGCCTGCGAGGAATCGCAGGAGGTCTGCAAAGCATTCCGCGCCAGAGGACACGAGGCATACTCGTGCGACATCCAAGAGCCGTCAGGCGGCCATCCGGAATGGCACATTCTCGGCGATGCGCTGGAAGCTGTCCGAGGCGGCCTTGTCCGGACGATGGATGGACAGATGCACAATATAGGCAAGTGGGACATGCTGATCGCGCATCCGCCGTGTACTTATATATCAAATGCAGGGGCGCGGCACTTGTGGAAAGGGCATGAATTGCAGCCGGATCGCGTGATGAAGGGGATTCAAGGTCGAGACCTGTTCATGCGCCTGTGGTGGTGTGACATTCCACGTATTTGCATAGAAAATCCAGTGCCAAGCAAGGTATTTTGTCTGCCACCGTATACGCAGATCATTCAGCCGTATCAATTCGGGCACCCGTACACCAAAAAAACGTGCCTTTGGCTAAAGAAATTGAAACTGCTTGTACCGACAAACGAGGTTGAGCCGATTGCGACATGGTGTCCTTCCGGCTCGTATTCGGGCGAGCATGGAGAAAGGTACAGAGGAATGTTTACCACGGACAGAGCTAAGAACAGAGCAAAAACATTTTCAGGCGTCGCGCTGGCGATGTCGGAACAGTGGGAGGAATGACAGATGAAATGTAAATGGTACGCCGAGTTTGAAGGTGTTTGCACCAATGGCGATTGTCCGTATCGCGGCGATGTGTGTCCGACGAGCGAACGCCCGGAGGTGTGCAGGTATGCGGAAGAGAAAAAGCCGAAGCCGGAGATGAACGCCGAGGAACTGGTGACTGCGCTGAGGATTTGCGCGGGGAGGACGACGACGTGCGAGGGTTGCCCGTGCGGGTATATCGAGGGATCAGACGGCGGCTGCAACGACTATGTAAAGCGGCAAGCCGCCGACATGCTGGAAAAGCTGGCGGCGGAGATCGAGAAGGAGCGGAAACGGAGGGAGGCTGAACATGGCTAAAGCGGTACTTATCAGCATCCGCCCGGAGTGGGTGGAGAAGATTGCCAACGGGTGGAAGACAATCGAGGTTCGCAAGACAAAGCCATATTTGGACACGCCTTTCAAGTGCTATATATACTGCACAAACACAAGGCCGTTCCTTGTGCTGGGTGATGTTTTCCGGGGCGATTGGGTTACGGAGGTTACCCGTCTTTCGGGGTATGGCAGAGCAGGAGCAGATAGAATCTGGGACGTTTTCAACGGGCATGTTGCCGGGGAGTTTGTGTGTGACAATATCCGCCCACTTATGGCAGAAAGTTTTATCGTAAAGGAAGATGCAGAAAAAGCCTTGCTGGGGACTAGCCTAACATCAGAGCAGATTAAAGATTATGCAGGGTGGAAAGGCAAAAAATGGTGGAATTGCAATGATTTGTACAAGTGGCACATTTCAAAAATGGAAATCTACGATACGCCGAAACCGCTGAGCGAATTTATGGGGTTGCGGAAAACGAAATTTGGATATGCGCCTGTTGAAATCAAACGCCCGCCCCAGAGTTGGTACTATGTGGAGGAATTGAAATGAGTGATTATTGTCTACCGGGAAAGGGAAGCCCGATAAACGCCAATCGAACCGCCGTCTATGACGAGTGGATTGAGCAGCAACGAACGGCGATTTCGGAGATTGAAACTTGCCGTCAACTTAAAAAATCCTTGTTTGGCAAGGAAAATGTGACGGATAAGGAGCTCGTGAGCCTGATTTTGCAACTTAAATCCGGGAAAGGCGGAGATAGAGAAGGAACAGAAACGGAGGAAGAACGATGAAAACGCTTGATGAGATCCAAAAAGCCGTGAGTTTGTGCATTTTGAAAGTCAGGAGGAAAATTATGAAAAAGGTTTGCACTATTATTTTTGTTTTGATTGTCGCAGTTGTTATCGCTTTTTTCTGCGCGGATTCCGCGTCTGCAACGACAATTAAAGAAGGATATGTCGGCATTGTCTTAAATTGGGGTAAGGCTGAAGCTGATGTTTTGACACCCGGCTTCTACGTCATTCCTCCGTGGAAATCGATAGTCAAAATGGATTGCCGCTGGCAGAAATACGAGGTCGTTTGTTCGGCGTTCAGCAAAGATATTCAGCAGGTTGATATCAAAATGACCTGCAATTATAAACTGTCAGAAGATGGAGCAAGACGTATTTATTCACAGGTTGGCGAGGATTACGGCAGTAAAATCATGGAGCCGTGCATCCTGGATGCTGTCAAAGCTGTATTTTCCAAATACACGGCAGAAGAATTGATTTCTGAACGAGGAATCATTTCTAGCGAAGTTTATGAAACTATTTATTCAAAAATGGAAATCTATGATGTAAAAATCAAAGATGTCGCCATTACGGATATTGATTTTTCTGATGCCTTTACCGATGCGGTGGAAGCTAAACAGGTTGCCACACAGAAGAAACTGCAAACGCAGACCGAACAGGAGCAGCAGACCATCATTGCCGAGGCCGAAGCAGAACGTGAAAAAATTAAGGCACAGGCTGATGCAGAAAAAAAGAAGATCGCGGCTGAGGCCGATGCGGAAGCAGTCAGGATTCAAGCTGACGCAGAAAGTTATCGCCTTGAAGTAGAATCGAAGAACATTACGGACAAAGTAATCCAGAAAGAGTACATTAAAAAGTGGAATGGTCAGTTGCCGATTATCAGCGGAGGCAGCGCAACGCCGATTGTGAATATGACCGAATTGTTGAATGGTGAAAAATAACAAGAGGAGATCAATTCATGAATAACACGCCTAAATGCCCCGGATGCGGGGCTGACATGGAGTTGATGCATTTGTGTAACGCCGCATTTTGCTACGCCTGCACGAAATGCGGCTGGGGTTCGCCAATCGGCATTGATTCTGAATCGGCGTTCCGAATGGCGATGCGCCGCACCGAGCCGAAGAATCGCGTGCTGACGCTAGAAGAGTTGAAAGCATATTGCACAGAGGGCGCTGATGCTGCGCCGCTGTGGTATGAAGACAAGGATAATGGCGACGTAAGTCGCTGGATGGTGATTGACCTTCCGGAGCTTGCTTTCGGCAGCACGGCAACGGTAAAGCGTTTGCTGAATAGCCAATTTTTTGAACCGGCCTATGGGGAAAACTGGCGCTGCTGGCTGCGCAAACCGACCAAGGAAGAAATGGAGGGGACACCATGGGAAAACTGATGACTAAACTTCGGCAGAAGTTATGCCGTCACGTATTTATACAATGCGGGAAATGGCGTCACGAGGGCAAAACATGGCATCTTACATGCCAATGCGCCGTATGCGACCGTGAAGTATTCCATATATCCCTGAAAGATGCATGCGTTGAGAAGATGTATGATGAAATGCAGAAGGAGAAAGAGAGGCGAAAAAGCCGTGATTACGCTTAAGTTCCCTACAATTCCGGCGATTTGCACCTGCGTGTTCTTTGTAATCTATGATTTTGCAATCGCGCATGACAAAGTCGATGAGCTCTTCAAATATTCGCTTTGCATCTGCGTATATTACATGGTGTATGGACTTTGCGCTGCGGCCGGTCTGATAATGTGAGGTGACAACCATGAATAACGCGCCGTGCCGCGACTGCGTGAGCCGCGAGGTCGGCTGTCACGCAGGATGCGAGAGATACAAGGCGTATGCCGACGGACGGAAGACGGCGCTGGAAAACCGCTACACGGCTTGCTTGGAGGGCACGAGCAAAAAGCGTAGTCATGAGCGCTGGGAAAAATTTCAGAAAAAGGCGAAAAAAGGAGGTTAATAATGCAGTTGACAGAAGCGGACAAGCGAACGCTGCTTGACGCGCGGAAAAAGCGCAAGGCGTACATGAGGACGGAAGAAGCCTACGAGGAAGAGAAAGCTGCCTATCTGACGGCACAAAAGCTCACGGGCATGCCGTCCGGCTCATCCAGCGGTGCAGGGCTTGAAGTCTATGTCATACGGCGTGACAAGGCTTTCGAGGCGCTGCAAGCCGCAAGCACGGCCTATCTTACGGCAATTTCAGCGGCGCTTGAGGTGATCGACAAGATTGTGTTGCAAATCGAAACACTTGAGAAGGTCAGCCGAGTGCGAGAATTTTGCAAGGCATATTTTATCGAGGGACTGTCCGTCACTGAGGCGACGGCGCGCCAAGGGCTGGCCGAGAGCACGGGCTGGGCGTACAAGAGGGAGATTATAGGCGACTTGCAGTAGACTTATAGAGCGGTTGGAGCTACACATAGAGTGCGACCGTGTGATAACATTAAAATCAGCGGAAAGCGCAAAGCGCGGGACGCTGGCTTATAATCAGCAGCAAAGCCGCGGCGAATGTCACGGCTTTTGTTTTGGGGTGATTTGTGCTTTACCTCCGGCGCAGATCGGGACGCAACGCAGGACAGAGACGCAGAGTGGGAGCGGCGTTGCTTATGCTGATTCAGGGCAAAAAACTGCGGCGAACAAAAAATATATGTTGACACATATATGGAAAAGCGCTATAATAATGGTGGAGGTGATGGGATGCCGACCGAAAGCCAGATTGCGGCAACCCGGCGCTATAAAGAGCGCCATATCCGCCGCGTAGCACTGGAAATGCAAAAGGAAGAATATGAAATGTTAAAAAATCATGCGGATGCACAGCGGGAGACCGTCAGCGGCTATCTTAAGGTAGCCATGCGCGAGCGCATGAGGAAGGAGGATGAAGGCAATGTATGAAAGGATTGAGTACACCAACAGCGCCGAGCTTTGCGAGCAGATGGCGCAGGAGTGCGACACGGCGATTATTGCTTTCTCCACCGGCAAGGACAGCATCGCGGCGTGGCTGCAAATGCGCCGATACTTTAAGCACATCGTACCGTACTACTGTTATAGTGTTCCGAATCTTGGTTTTGTGGAAAGAAGTCTTGCGTACTATGAGGATTTTTTCGGGACGCATATCTATCGGCTGCCACACCGAAGCCTTTACCGCTGGATGCGAGGGCTTGTGTTCCAGCCGCCGGATCATGTGACAAAAATCGAAGCGCTGGACATACCCGGCGAAGAATACGACGACGCGATGATTTGCGAGATCGTCCGTCAGACGGCAGGACTGCCAGATGGCGCATACACAGGAACAGGCGTTCGCATGGCGGATTCGCCTATGCGCCGCGTCGGTCTGAAAACGCACGGCTGCATTAATCACAATCGGAAGTGTTTTTACCCGGTCTATGATTGGACAAAAGCTGACCTTTTGCGGGAAATAGATTCGGCTGGCGTGAAACTTCCGCCTGACTATAAGCTGTTCGGCAGAACGTTTGACGGTATTGATTACCGATTCCTTGCCCCGATCAAGGAGCATTATCCGGAAGATTACGAAAAAATCATTACATGGTTTCCGCTTGCCGAACTGGAAATTATGAGGAGGGAAATGTAATGGGCTATTGGGACAAAAAAGAACCTTCCGCGCCCGAACCGGAGGAACAGGAGCAGGCGGACAGCCTTGAAAATGTCGAAGCCGAATGCCTTGAAGAAATGGGCGAGGTTGAAAAAGGATTCCGCGAGCGCATGAAGGCGGAGAATGACCGCTTCCGCGACATGTGCGACACTGAGTATTGGGTCTGCTTGTGCTTTAAGAGCAGAGCACAAAAGGAGGAGTTTTTACAGAGTGTCGGCATGGAAACCGACTTGAAGTACATCGACGGGCGAGAGATGGCACGGGCAGTGAAGCGCCCGGTCAGGACACCGGATTTGAAGTTTGCAAAGATTAAAGCGCCGGACAAAGAGTTTTCGGCGCGGGCTATGGATGTCTGATAAACCCCACGAAAGAGCTGCACATGCGGCTCTTTTTTTGTAGCAGAAAGGAGGTGATTGCATGACCGCAATGCAGCGCAGAATCAACCGCGCAACCGGTGTTTCGGGCGCTGGTGCACGTCGTCGTGAAAGCCGCCGAGTGCAAAGCTCGATGCGAGCGAGAGCGAGCAGCACCTAAACGATGGGCGAGCGCCCGCTAACATAAGAAGGAGGTGGGCGCTTGCCCGGTGGAAGACCACGCTTTGAGTTTACCGAGGAGCGTTTAGATACAATCAAGGAGCTTGCAGCCGAGGGCGCGACGATTGAAGAACTTGCGCACGCCGTCGGATGTGCAGATTCGACCTTCCGTGCCAACAAAAAGGCGATGGAAGCGTATCGGTGGGGCGTACAGGAATCAAAACTCAGCTTGCGTCACTGGCAATTTTTACAGGCAAAAAGCGGAAATGTGCAGATGCTGATTTGGTTGGGGAAAAATATGCTTGGACAGGCTGATAACGTGAAGAACGAGGACAACAAAGCGGTAGAGAAGCTGGATTCGCTGTTAAAGGAGTTTCAAGATGCTGTTAAGCGATAAACAAACGGAGTTTGTACGCGAGGCGCATCATAGATGGAACTTCAAGGGCGGAGCAACGCGAAGCGGAAAGACATATCTGGATTTCAGATGGATCATTCCGATACGGATAAGGGAGCGCATCGGGAAAGAGGGATTGACGGTCATTCTCGGTGTTACCAAAAGCACGATTGAAAGAAACGTGCTTGAACCTATGCGGAATATCTATGGCGATGAGCTTGTCGGCACAATATCTAGTGATAATCGCATCTGGCTTTTTGGCGAACGTTGTTACGCACTCGGCGCGGAGAAAATCACGCAAGTTTCAAAAATTCGTGGCGCATCAATCAAGTATTGTTACGGAGACGAGGTTGCGGATTGGAGCATCGAAGTTTTTGAACTGCTGAAAAGCCGCCTGGACAAGGCGTATTCCTGCTTTGACGGCACGTTCAACCCGCAATATCCCAGTCATTGGTTAAAGACATTTTTGGACAGCGACGCGGACATATTCAGCCAAACCTACACGATAGATGATAACCCATTCTTGCCGCCTGAGTTTATTGAAAACCTGAAACGCGAATACGCCGGGTCGGTGTACTATAAGCGCTATATTCTGGGCGAGTGGTCGCTTGCGGAAGGTATGGTATACCCCGAATACTCAAAGGCGCTCGAAACACCGTTCACGCCGCCGCGCTGGCGTGACGTTTTTATTTCCATCGACTACGGCACACAAAACGCCTTCGCTGCTCTGCTATGGGGCAAAAGCGAGGGCGTTTGGCATATTTTCCGGGAATATCGCTACTCAGGACGCGACACGCAGGTGCAAAAGACTGATGAGGACTATGTGCGCGACATGGAGCGGTTCGTCAGCGAGAGCCTGCCGGAAGACCAGCAGCGCGGCATTATGACAATCATTGATCCTTCGGCTGCATCGTTCATCGCGGCGCTCAGACGCTCACGGCTTGCCTTCCGTGTTAGGAAGGCAGATAACGACGTGCTGGACGGCATCCGCGACGTCGCAGTTTGCATGCAGCGCGGCGACGTGCGGATTTTTGACAATCTGCCGGAGCTGCGCAAGGAGTTTGACGGCTATGTTTGGGACGATAAAGCAGATGACAAGCCGATAAAGGTAAATGACCATCTGATGGACGCGCTGCGCTATGGCGTGCGCACCATGCGGCTTGTCAAGCCAAAAGAAGAGTATAAAAGCCCATTTTTCGCATAAGGAGGTGATGGCGTTGCTGACGTGGCAGGATTTCCAAACAGACGAGGATAAAATCCCCGATTTCATCTCGCAGATGATTGCGGAGCACAAGCAAAATGAAGCGGTTGAAATGGCGCGGACTGCTGACCTGTACGACCATCAAAGAAACAAAACCGTCAATGAATATGTGCAGAAAATCTATTCATCCACCGGAGTATCGGTGCAAAACTATGTTGCGTCAAACAACAAGATCGCGTCGAATTTCTTCCGGAGGTTGAATACGCAGCGCTGTGCCTACTCGCTGGGCAACGGCGTGACCTTTGCAAGCGACAAAGACACCAATGGAAAAGCGAAGCAAGGCGGCGGGACTAAAGCAAAGCTGGGCAAGACGTTTGATACTGAGTTATACAGAGCTGGATATCTGGCGCTGATTCACGGTGTCAGTTTTGTTTTTTTCAACTTTGATCACATTCACGTCTTCCCACTGACTGAGTTTGTGCCGTTGTGGGACGAGAACGACGGCACGTTGCGCGCTGGTCTGCGATACTGGTGTATTGACGGCACCAAGCCGACGATTGCCGTACTGTACACCGAAGACGGTTACAGGCGATTTAAATCAAAATCTGGGTGTGCGCAATTTGAGAAAGATGGAGATCTGCGCGCGTACAAGCAGACCGTCTCGAAAGCGCCTGCCGATGCAGAGCCGGAGGTTATCGCCGAGGAAAATTACAGTCGCCTGCCGATTGTCCCGCTGTGGGGAAGCCGATTGCATCAGTCGACGCTTGTCGGTTTGCAGCAGAGCATTGACAGCTATGATCTGATTCGGTCTGGATTTGCAAACGATTTGCAGGACTGCGCACAAATCTACTGGATTCTTGAAAACTACGGCGGCATGGATGACGAGAGTTTGCAGAAATTCCGAGATCAAATCCTGCTGCAGCATATCGCAGTCGCAGATACGCGCGATGGCGGCGGTATCAAGCCGTATACACAAGATGTACCGTATGCCGCGCGGACGGCGTATTTGCAGACGATCAGGCAGGATATCTACGAGGATTTCGGCGGGTTTGATACAAAGGCGATTTCGGCATCCAATCAGACCGCAACGGCGATTAACTCCGCATATCAGCCGCTCGATGAGAACGCAGACGATTTTGAAAATCAGCTCGAATCCTGCATTCGGTCGATTCTGGGACTGATCGGCATTGATGATGTCCCCGTTTTCAAGCGAAACCGCATCAGCAACCAGCTTGAACAGGTTCAAATGCTGATGCTGGAAGCGCCGTATCTTGACAGACAGACGATCCTTGAGAATCTGCCGAATATCTACATCGACAAGGTGCCGGAGATTATGGCGCGGTTGGACGAGGAAACAGAAGGGCGGTTTGTGCGTGAGGAATCGGGGGAGGAAACGACGTGAAGCGCTATGGCATACCGTACAAAGGGAGCAAAAACAGCATAGCGCGAAAAATAGTCGGTTTTCTTCCGTCAGCTGATGTTTTGATTGATATATGCGCTGGCGGTTGCGCTATAACACACGCGGCGCTCGAAAGCTGTGAAGGCCTTGCACCGAAATGGGAGCGGATTATAGCGAACGACATTTGCGAAATGCCGTTGAAACTGTTCAAGGGCGCAATATGCGGAGAGTATGCGGATGAAAAGCGCTGGATTGATCGAGAAACGTTTCAAAAGCTGAAAGATGTTGACCCGTATGTTAGATACTGTTGGAGCTTCGGAAATAACGGGATTAACTATCTATATGCGCAGGAAGTAGAACCGTGGAAAAAAGCGCTGCACTATGCGCGGGTTTTTGGTGACGCATCCCTCCTGCGAAATATGGGAATCGAAGGAGACGGAAGCCGCGCGGACGTTCTGGCGCATGAAGCCGAGTACAGGGAAAAATATATTCGGTGGTGGCTCTCACATCAGAAATATTCCCCAGCAGAGCTTGACGAACTGATTAAAAACGTGAAAGGCGATGTCGAGAGAGACGAAGAAGAACTGAGAGCGTATCTTCTGAAAGCCTTGAAATTGTCAGGATTGACGCAGGCTGAGGTTCAGCGTCGGCTTGGAACACAGATGGCCGGGCATTACTTCGGGCGCTCACAATGGGAATTCCCGACGCGGGAAATGTACGAACGTATGCAGGGGTTTATGCCGCTTCCTGACGATTACAATAAGCTTGTCGGATTGTACAGGCTCAGGCAAAGTCTGCAAAGGCTGCAAAGGCTGCAAAGTCTGGAAAGTCTGCAAAGTCTGCAAAGTCTGCAAAGGCTGCAAAGTCTGCAAAGGCTGGAAAGTCTGCAAAGGCTGGAAAGTCCGGAGATCTCATTCGAAAGCTATGAAAACGTCAAAATTCCAGAAAATAGCGTGATTTACGCAGATATCCCGTATCAAGATACAGACTGCGGCATTTATGAAGGATTCGACCACGAATCCTTTTTTAATTGGGCAGCGGAGCAGAAAACTCCCGTATTTATCAGCAGTTACAAGGTGGAGGATGAGCGCTTCACGTGCGTTTTTGAGTGCGACAAGCGAGCGCTTGGCAGCCAGAAAGGTTCTGGGAAGCTCGTAAAAGAACGAATTTATGCGAACGCGGTGGGGGTGACGACGCTTGACCGATCAGGCGGTTCTGTGGACTGACAAGCAGATCGAAGAGCTGGAGCGGCGAATCCGCGACGTGTACACCGATGCGGCGGCTGATATCCAGCACAAGCTCGACAAGTTCATTGCGAAATTCCGCAGGGATGATAAAAAGTACCGTGCGCAGCTCGAAGCGGGAGAGATCACGCCGGAAACCTACCGCGATTGGCTGGCGGGGCAAGTGTTTCAAGGCAAGCGCTGGCGGCAGATGCTTTCCAACCTGACGGAGACGCTGACGCACAGCAACGAGCTTGCTATGCAGATCATCAACGACACGACCCCGGAAGCGTTTGCCTATAATGCCAACTGGTCGAGCTACACGCTCGAGAAGGGCGCACGGATAAACATGGGCTTTGAGCTATACGACGCATCAACCGTCAAACAGCTTATCCGCGACCAGCCCGACCTTCTGCCACCGTCAAAGGTGGATATACCAGTAGACAAACACTGGAATCATATGCAGATCACGCAGCAGATCACGCAGGGCATCATCCAGGGCGAACCGCTTGAGACGGTCGTGAAGCGATTGCAGCGCGTGACGACAGCGAACGAGGTCAGCGCAAGGCGGCACGCGAGAACAGCGATGACCTACGCACAGAACGCAGGACGCATTGAAAGCTATCATCAGGCGGCGAAGCTGGGTATCAAGCTGCAAAAGGAGTGGCGGGCGACGCTGGACAACCACACACGCCATTCTCACGCCATGCTTGACGGGCAGCGGGTGGACGTAGACAAGCCGTTTCAAAGCGAGCTGGGCGAAATCATGTGTCCGGGCGACCCGAACGCAAGGCCCGCGAATGTGTACAACTGCCGGTGTGCGCTTGTGTCGTACAATCCCAAGTATCCGCCGCGAAATGAGACGCGGCTCGACAACATCACCCGCGAAACGATACCGTTCAAAACCTACGCGGAGTGGGCAGGATGGAAGGAGACGCACAATGGCGGGAAACCTGATCGACAACAGCGCGGCGTTTCTGGCAGAGCTAGAACGCGCAAAGGCGCGGGCGCTTGAAACCATCGGTCAGCAGGCCGAGCGATACGCGAAAGAAAAGTGCCCAAAGGGAACAGAGGAAAGCACGGGAAAGAAAGGATATATCGGCGGAACGCTGCAAAACAGCATCACGCACAGGGTTGATGACGACGTGGTGAGCGTGGGCAGCAACGTTGAATATGCGCCGTATCCTGAACTGGGCACGGGTCCACATTTTGAAGCGCCGCCTGAATGGGAGCAGTTTACGACGACGCGAGGAAGCGGCGTTGGTAAATCGTTTATGCGGCCTCACCGCTACCTAAGACCCGCGATTGAAGATCACCGAGAAGAATACAAGGAAATCATGCGAGACGAGCTGTCAGGAGGTTAAAAATGGGGCTTATCAAGTGGTTTAGGCGCGAGAAAATCCGCAGGGGAGCGCGAAAAGAGATCAAACAGGCGCGAGAAGCCGCGAACGCTACAAGGCAAGGTCAACGCGAACTGGCGCGGAAGATCGAGAAAATCAGGGCAAGGATGAACAAGGAAATTGACAAGCACCGCTGAGAACAGCGGTTTTTATTTTGGCATTGTCAGAAAGAAAGGAACGAAATATGATGAAAGCTATGTTATCTCAGCCTATGGCAGGCAAAACCGAAGAAGAAATTATCGCCACTCGTGAACGCGCTATTGCCGTACTCAAAGAGCGCGGCTATGAAATCATCAACACCCTGTTCACCGACGAATGGTATTCGCAGGAAGCCATGATGGAACGCGGCGTTGAAAACATTCCCTTGTGTTTTCTCGCAAAGTCGCTTGAAAACATGTCTTTGTGTCATGCTGCTTATTTCTGCAAGGGTTGGGAAAATGCCCGAGGATGCAAGATTGAGCATGAGGCCGCGAAAGCCTACGGGCTGACCGTCATTTACGAAGAATAAAAGCGGGTAAATATAGCAAAAACGGCAAAGTACCGCCGTTTGTATATATAAAGCGAAGGGCGAAGAACAGCCCCCGAAGTAAAGGAGCGTAAACATGGCATTCACCAGAAAATTTCTCAAGGCGCTTGGTTTGACCGAGGAACAGGTTGACAGCGTGGTTGAGGCGCACACGGAAACCGTTGACGGGCTGAAAAGCCAGATGGCGGACTACAAAGCCGACGCTGAGAAGCTGAAAGACGTTCAGAAGGAGTTGGACGGCCTGAAAGCCAATGGCGGAGGCGAGGACTACAAAAGCAAGTATGACAGCGAGCACGCGGCTTTTGAGAAGTACAAGCAAGACCAGAGCGCCAAGGAATCGGCGGCACTGACCGAGCGGCTGTACCGGGAGCAGCTTACCGCGCTGGGCATCACTGGAAAGCGAGCTGACAGCATTGTACGCCTGACTGATCTTTCCACCGTGAAGGTCAAGGACGGCAAGCTGGAAGACGCGGAAGGCGTGAAGAAGGGCATCCAGACCGACTATGCGGATTTCATCCCAAACACCAATACGCACGGCGCGAATGTGGATAATCCGCCCGACAACAACAGCGGCGGCGGGGCATCCAGCCGTGCGGCACAGGTTGCCAAGGATTATTACGCCGCGATTTATGGCGCGGCAGAAGGAGCGAAAAAATGAGCTTTATCAAAGCTAAAAACGGCGCGGTTTACGCGCCTGGTTATTTTCTGGTTCATCCCGAAGACGTAACGCGGGAGACTTGCACGGTCAAGGCAGACCACGAGAACGTCAAAACCGCCACAAACGGCGGCAAGTATGTTCCAGCGGGGTCTGTCATCCCGGCGAATGACACAACGGCGGTCGGCATCCTGTATGAGGATGTGGACGTGTCCAGCGGCGACATGCCGGGGTCTGTCGTTACGCGCGGAGCTGTCTATGAGGACAAGATTTCTCCGGCGGTTGATACGGCTGCAAAGACGGCGCTGAAAGGCATCGCCTTTGTTGCCACTGCCCCGGCGATCACGCGCCCGTACTGAAAGAGGTGAAGAAAAATGGCTGAAATGTTTGAAAACAACATCCTGGGTTTTATCCCGCAGAAAGATTGGCTGAACATCCCGTTCCAGGTTGCCCGCCCGAACGACCCGATTGACGGTCTGTTCGGCGACACACGAACCGCGAATCTGGTAGCCTACTGGCAGAGCATCGCGGCGCAGTATCAGATCCCCGTCATGGCGCAGTTCCACGGCTTTGATACCGAAGCGCGAACGACCTTCCGCGTTCCGGTCGATACGCACAACATTGAAAAGGGCCTGATTAAGGTCAAAATCAATCAGTCTGAGCGCATGCGCGCTCTTCTGCGAAGCGGCGTGCAGCAGAATGACATGTACGATTATGTCATCCGAGATGGCATTAACCTGTCGGAGCAGGTCGTGACGCGCACGAAGGTTGCCAAGAACGAGCTGCTGGCAACGGGCAAGGTAACGATCAAGGAGAATAACCTCAACCTGACCGTTGATTACGGCGTGCCGTCCGGGCAGACCTCCAAGACGCTTGATCTGTCCGAGAGTGCTAACGTGCCGAAGCTGCTGCAAGCGCTGATCGATGAGGCGACTGAAAACGGCGTGACGCTGACCGGCATTTACACCAGCAAGGCGAACATCACCAAAATGCGCAGCAATGCGGCGATTCAGAAGGCTGTGAACGGCAACGTTGGTGCTGGCGCGCTTGTCCGCGCGGACGCTTTCAACGCCTATCTCAATGAGGAGTTCGGCATTCAGCGCGTTATCGCAAACGATTTGACCTACGCGGTCGAAAGTGGCGTCGGCGCGAACGGCCGCCCGAACAGAACGACGAAGCGCTACTACCCGAAAGATAAAATCACGCTCTTCGCGGCGAATCCTGCCGGCCGTCTGGGCGAAGGTCTGTGGGGTGACCCGCCGGAGACTGACGCGGGCGCGTTTATGCAGGTCGGCGCGAGCGGCGTAAGCCCGTATGTCTACGTTTCGCAGTGGATGGAGCAGGACCCGGCAGTTCTGTGGACGAAGGCAAGCGCGCTCTTTATGCCGGTGCTTTACAATCCGAACAGCCTGTATATCGCGTCTGTGACGGGGGAATAACGGAGCTGTCCGAAACGCCTACGCTTCAAAGCGCCAATCTCGGCGGCATGACAAAGGCTGAATTGCTGGCGTATGCCACCGAGAAGGGCGTTGAGGGTGTCGGCAGCTCGATGAACAAGGCGGATATCGTGGCGGCGATCAAAGCCGCAGAAACGGAGCAAACCAATGCTTGAAGCGGTTTTGACGTATCTGCATAACTGGTTTCCCGTCAGGTGTGACGCTGGGACGTTCACCATCGCTTCCGGCATCCCTGACGTTGACTTTTTGAGGCCGGGACAGTATTACCGCATCAGGGGCAGCGTGTTTTCCGATGGGCTGCACGTCTACCAGAGCGGCGAGACGCTGGCAGATGAGACCTTCAAGGGCGAAATCTGGGCGCTGGCAATCCCGAAAAGCGTCAAAGAGCTTGCGGAAGAAATCGCCGCGTACGCGGAGAAGAACCCGGTGACCGACAAGGTTTCTGAGAGTTTCGGCGGTTACAGTTACTCCCGCGCATCCGGCACGACTGGTGCGCCGACGGGCTGGCAGGGGGCTTTTGCCTCCCGCCTTGCCCCTTATCGGAGGATAAGCGATGATTAACGCAGAGCTGATCGAGAAATTTTCCCAGCCGTGCGTGATGCTGGAAAAAAAGCGCGTCCCTGACGGGCTGGGCGGCTTTGAAACGAGCTGGGCGGACGGTGACGAGTTCGACGCGGCAATTGTCAAAGATCAGAGCTTGCAAGCGCGTGTCGCCGAGAAGCAGGGCGTTTCCAGCGTCTACACCATCACGACGGCACGAGGCGTTGCGCTTGAGTATCACGAGGTTTTCCGCCGCGTTTCTGACGGGGCAATCTTCCGCGTGACGAGCGACTATACCGACAGCAAACCGCCCGACGTGGCGACGTTTGACTTTGAGCAAGTAACGGCTGAGAGGTGGGAGCTTCCGACATGACCGAGACGGCAAAGGCGCTATACAGATTTTATTCCGGATTCGGTCTTGACGCATACCCGGAAAGCAACGTGCCGGAGAACGCAAAACTCCCATACATTACCTACACCGTCATTGAGCCGGACTGGCGAAACGCTGCAAGCCATCAGGCGCGCGTTTGGTATCGGTCGGAGAGCTACAAGGGCATATGCGCCAAGGTTGACGAGATCACAAGGGCGGTGGGTGAGCTGCTCATGCTTCCGACGGCGAACGGCTATGTCGCCATTCGCCCAGCTGACCCGCTGGTGCAGTATCAGCCCATCGCAAACCCGGAAATCAAAGTCGCGTATCTCAATTTTCAAATCAATTCGTATCAATCGAGGTGATATAAATGGGCAAACCTGTTACGGCTGTCAGGCCGCAGACGTTTGAGCGGTTGCAGCTCAACGCGGGCGCTTTTCTCAAAAATTTTGACCTGAGCACCTACACCGAATACAGCGCGCTCGAAGAAGCCCTTTTTGCCGCTATTAAGGACGGCACAAAGGCGCTGGGCGCGACGCGAGGCGGCGGCACGTTTACCGCAACGCCAACCATGCGCAGCATCGAGGCGGACGGAAAGCGGTATGAGTTCAAGGGCAGCACGGTCATTGATACTTGGGATATCAAGCTGACCGCGACGCTTATGGAGATCACGCCGGATAACTTCGTGCTTGCACTCGGCACGGCTGAGAAGACCGAGGACAAAGCCTTCACGGTCGGGAAAAAGACCACGATCAAGCTGCGAACCAACATCGAAGACGGCGACTATATTCAGAACCTCGTCTGGTTTGGCAACACGTCCAATGGGCTTGTCGCCATCGCGCTTGACAACGCGCTGAACAACACGGGCGTGACGTTGACTTTCAGCGACAAGGGAGAGGGCACAATCCCGGTCGAGTTCCACGCCTATCAAGACACCGTGGAGAACAACGAGTACGCGCCTTGCGCAATCTACTATTTCGACAAAGCGGCGCAATAACAACACGCCGGGGGCTTTGCCTTCGGCGCTTTTCTTTTTTGAGGTGAGAAAATGAAACTTTCGGAAATGAACGGTGAAGAGCTGTCTGTCTGTCTCTGCAAAATCGCAGAACCGATTGAACGAATCGGCTTTGACAAGAAGACGACGGCGGCTTTTCAAGAAATCGCCGATTTGAGCAAAAACAGCATGAACAACATCCAGCAGGCCTCTATGATGATCGGAAAATTCGTTCCGCTGCTGCTGGGCGACCACAGGGAGGACACGTTCTCGATTCTGGCGGCGATCAACGACAAAACCGTTGAGGAAATCCGCAGTCAGAATGGCATGCAGACCATCAAGGAATTAAAAAATGCGCTCGCAGACCCCGATCTGATGGATTTTTTTACATCGTCCGTGCATACGGTCGGAAAGCTGTAACGGCGGCGATTTACAGGCACGGAGCACCGCCGACAATCGTGGCACTCTCCGACCTTTTGGCAGATGATCGTCAAAAGTGGCTGGGCGACGTGTACAGCGCGAAGATGCTTTCCGCCATCTGTCAGGCGATGGGAAGCGAACCCGTGAGCTATGAAGAGTTTGTCGGGCTGGTGGAGCAGGACAACCGAACAGGGCAGGAGATCATCAACGACCTGCTCGAAGAACATGAGAGAAGAAAAAAAGCAAGAGGGGAGGGGTAAAGCATGGATTTATTTACGCTTGTAGCCAAGATCGGGCTGGATTCAAAGGAGTATGAGCAGGGCATCAAGGGCGCAAAGCAGGGCTTTGAAAAGCTCGATACATGGATGGTTGCAAAGGCGCAGCTGATTGCAGACGGCGTAAAGCGAGCGTTTTCGACGATTGCGGACTTTGCCAAGGATGCAGTCACAGCCGCAGCCGATGTGGCGGCAGAAAAGGCGCAGTTTGCAGCGACCTTTGAGGGCATCGAGGAAGCCGCGAACGGCGTTCTCGCCAGCGTCAGTAATGACACGGGCATCCTTGCAACACGCTTGCAGCAGGTCGGCACCAAGGCGTTTAGCCAGTTCAAGGGTGCAGGCGTTGACGCAGCGGGCGCGCTCTCGATGATGGATGAGTATACCCGCATCGCGGCTGACGCGGCGGCATACTACGACATCAGCCTTGAGGATGCAGACGTGCGCTTGCGCTCTTTCCTGCGCGGAAACACTGAGGCGGGCGACGCTATTGGCCTTTTCACTTCGGAAAGCCAGCGAAACTCTAAAGCTGTCGAGCTGTACGGCAAAAAGTGGACGAATCTAACCGAAGCACAGAAACAAAACCTCATGCTCAACGTTGCGCAGGAAATCTATGACCAGAGCGGCGCAACCGGGCAAGCAGCGCGTGAAATGGACGGCTGGGTGAACGTCGTCGGAAACTTGCAGCGTGTTTGGAAGGATGTTCTGGCCGTTGTTGGCGCTCCGTTTTACGAATCACTAACGCCGGTCGTGCAAAAGCTGAGCGAGTTTCTGTCCGACGAAACCGTGCAGATGCGTCTTGGCATGCTTGCGTCAAGCCTCGGCGATATGGCCGGATATGTCTTTGACGGCGTTATTGATCTGCTGGATGAGATTCTGGCGTGGAGTAGCGGCGGAGAAAAGCCGAGCGACACCGCGCAGGCGCTCTTTGATATTGCCAGCTCGTTTGGCAACATTGCAGGCATGATCTTCACGGGCGTTGAGGACTTCTTGGCGCTGCTTTTCAACGGATTTGACAAGGAGACAGCCGAAAACGTAGAGGAATTTCTTAAGGATTTCAGCGCTTTTGTTGACGATCCTCTCTTTCAAACGGCGGCGGTTGTTCTTGGCGGCATCGTTACCGCGTGGATTGCCATGAAATCGCCTCTTGTCCTTGTTGGCTTGGCGGTTGGAGCGATTGTCACTCACTGGAAAGATATTAAAGAATGGGCCGGAAAAGCGCTGGAAGCGGTAAAGGACTTCTTTGGGACGGAGGTTGCCGATGCGCTGACAAATATTGTGTCCGGGATTGCCGGATGGTTTGAATCCATTCAAACCAAGGCAAGCAATGCGCTGACGGCAGTTGACGATTTCTTCAAGACGAAGTTTGACGTTAGCCTTAAGGATATCGTCCAAAGCGTGGCTGACGCTTTTAAATCTGTTTATGACTGGGCGCACGATGCGCTGACTAACGCAGCCAATTTCTTTAACGCGACCTTCTCTGACCCGATCAGCGGAATCCTTGAGAGTATTTCGGGATGGTTTGACAGCGTGATTTCCAAAGCCGGAACGGCCATTGAAAAGGTTCAGACCTTTTTGGGACTGGACACTGAAAAGAGAGACAGCAACCCCAATAATCCATACGGGAATAACTGGCACAATACAGGAACTCCGCGCAAGGCAACCGGCCTTAACTATGTGCCATATAATGACTTTCCAGCAATCCTACATGCAGGAGAAGCCGTTCTGAATCGCGCAGATGCGACGGCCTACCGCGCCGGAAACGTCGGCGGCATCAGTGTGGAAAGCATCAGCCAAGCCGTCGCTGTCGCTGTACGCGAAGCGCTTGACGGCGTTGGCGTGTACATGGGCGCGGATAGAGTGGGCGATCTTGTGACGCAGCGTGTGAGCCGCAACATTGCCAAGGGCGCAAGAGCTATGAGGTATGCAAACGTATGATGACGAGATACGCCTGCCGGTTGAACGGCATTGATCTGTCGAGCATCGACCCGGCAATCTATGTGCTTGACGTGAGCACCGTTTCACCCGTGCGCGATCTTGTGACGACACCGCTTGCAGGGAGAAGCGGGCAGCGAATCACGAAGCGCACGACGAACAGCCTGAGCGTCGAGGTGAAATTTGAAATCCACGAGCAGAACACCGTTCGCCGCGCCCTTATCGCGGAGAAAGTGACGGAGTGGGCGATTCTCGGCGGTATTCTGACGACGAACGACCGACCCGAAAGGCGGCTGCACGTCATCTGCGAGACGTTGCCGAACTTCTCCGCTCTGCGCTGGACGAACAGCCTGACGGCCACGTTCACGGCTTTTGAAATACCCTTCTGGGAGAGTGAGTACCCGCGAAACGCGACGGTTGACGGGAACGGCGAGGCTCAAATGATTGCGCCGGGCTTTGCGGACGATTCCCGCGTGTGGGCGAGCGTGACCAACGCCGGAACGAGCGCGATCACGAGCGTAAACCTGACAGCCGGACAAACCGCGCTGCACTTCTCCGGGCTTGCGCTCCCTTCCGGCTCGGTGCTGGAAGTCGGAACGGACGAGCACGGCGTTTTTTACGCGCGAATCGGGAACAAAAGCGTGCTGAGCAAGCGAACGGCAGAATCGAGCGACGAGCTGCGGCTTGAAGCCGGGAAGTTTGGCAAGCTGTCCGTCTCCACAGACGGAAAAGCAAAGACGAGATTCGGCGTGAGGGGGTATTACACATGAGCGTAAGGCTTCCGCGTCTGCTTGACGCGCAGCTCCGCGAGGTGTGCCGCCTCCATCCCGTTACGCTGTCCATCAACGAGCGGCTTGTACCGCCGCATGATGCTTCCGTGACGCTTCCTCCGGGCGAGGGAGCGCCTTTTCATGCATGGGTAGAGCTTTATACCATCGACGGCAGCGCGGGCTTCTACCGAGTTTCTGGCGCGTCTGAGTGCTATGTCATCACAGGAGACGTTGACCTAGAGCACAGCGCGGCGATTCTCGGCGACGCGATCATTCCCGGCGAGGGGACGTACAGCGGAACATGCGCCGAAGTGCTGACGGCGATGCTGGCAAATCAAACGACGCTTGTAAACGGCCAAAAGCCTTGGGTTCTCGGCACGTGCGCGAAAAGCGCGAGCATCGAATATACGTATGACTGCAACAACATCCTGTCGGCAATGACGGAAGTGGTCGGCGACAAGAAAGACGGCTACGCGCTCGAATTTGACGATACGCACGGTTTCCCGTGGCGGGTGAACGTCGTATCGGTTGAGACCTCCGCGAGCTGTGAGGGG